ATCATATCCATCAAATATATCCGTTGTAAAGTGGCGGCTACTAACTACATAACCAATATCAGTTTGTGAATTATCTACTGGTCCGTGGAATAGAGCAATCTTCCTTTTTCCCGTAAGAGTATCTGCTTTAGGCCAGTTATCTTTGTTATCAAAAATACTAAATACTGCAAAATCCGTATTATCAACTGTAAATACTTGCGTATCACGAAGATAATGAAATTGTGGTATGTTAAGAGCATCAACTATTGGAGTAAGTACATCAAGCCTATCCGAATTGTTCATATTACAATCGTGATTACCTGCTATGAGAATAGTTGGACAATGCTTTGCACATTCCTTAAATAACCAAACAATCTCACTAACCAATTCTGGGCTCATTTCCAATTTAGCGTGAGCAATATCGCCGGCTAGGTATATAATAGAATCTTCCGTGCCACGTTTACGGATTTCTTCAAACATCTTTTCAAAAACCTCTCTATACTCCTTATGCCTTTTTACATTACGAATGTGTACGTCGGCAATATGGTAAATTCTTTTTAACTTACTCATAAGTTATTTATTTTACTTAATAATAATTCTTCTATTCCAAATTCTTTTGTTCCGTTTAACTCATTGTAAAACCCTTCATATCCCATTTCCGAAGCATCTTTATCTTTTAGCATCATTAATCGTACATTGATACCTTGCTTACGAAAATGTTCGGAAACTTTTAGGGCTTCATTGATAGCATCATTGTCCAATGAGATAACAATATCACTAACACCATTCATAAAGATTTTCTCAACTAATGTTTTAGATGGAAACTTACCTAATAATGGTATTGCGTTTCTGCGAATTGTAATAGCATCAAAAACACCTTCACAAAGTATAATCGGTTCTTTCCAATTTATTTGTGAATCCAAACAAACAATATTTTTACTGATTGGTGGGTTTTTATATTTCATCTTTTCATCGGAATAATATGAACGAGATATGAAATAATTTAATGAACCATCTGCATTATATGATGGAACAATAATACGCCTTGCATACAATCCTTCTTTACAATAACCAATATTATACTTTACAATTTCAGCTATACCAATACCTCTTTGAGTAAGATAGTGCATAGCTTTTTTATATTCCGTATTAAAACCAGATGGTTCGTTTGCTAATGAAATATATTCTTTGGGAAGATTTATAAATACTTTTGTTTCGGAATCTTCTCTTTGTGGGTTATAGTTTGAATCACCATATATCTCACGAATGATTCCGATTGTTTTACGTTCTACATCTAATTTACGAAGAAGTGATGCCAGTTTTTTACCACCACTATTACAAGTCCAACAATGCCACTTTTGTGTTTCGGTATTGATTTGTAACTTTTGTTTGTGATGGTGGCAGAACGGACAATAAAATGCTAATTCGTTTCCCTTTAGTGCCGAATGGTGGCCTAATGTGTTATTTAATACGGAAATAACGGTATGTTTTTGTGTACTATTCAACATACCTAAATATACAAAAAATTTATAAAAATGCCAACTTTAATTACTCCATAAACCACTCATCCGGTATGAACTTATCAGCATATTTGAATCCGTTTTTTATACACCAATCGGCATATGTGGTTTTTGATTTTTTGTTAATTTTATTGCGAGAATTTGTAAATACGAATCGTATATCCAACTCAGGATGTTGGGATTTTATGAGAATGTGCTTTTTTCTGTCTGCTAAAACAAAGCGACCCTTTGTTTCTACAAAAATACCATTTGGGAGTTTAAAATCAGGATGATAGGTATGTTCGGATGCGGGTATGGTATAAGCCACTGTTTCAGACTCATACCGTACCTCAATCCCTTTACTAGATATTTGATTGGATATTGTTTCTTCAAGACCTGATTTAAATCCGTGAAGTTTTGCTACCCATTTTGAGCTTCTTTTTTTAGTAACTTGTTTGGCCATAAAACTATTAACGCTGGATTCTGTCGGAATATTTTACATCGTTAATTTGACCACCTCTACCTACACGAAATTTTTCAGCTGTTAAAATTTGCTCATCAACTTCTTTACTGGAATCTATACTATAAGGAGTATTTCTAGCAAGTCCAATATCATAGGTAATTTTATCAGTTCCTAATTGGGACTGCATTTCATCGTACAATTTTAATAAGGGTTCTTTTTCTGCCATGGTTATTTATTTTTATATAAATATAAGAAAATTATGTTTAAGTATCAAATCTTACGATAAAGTTTATAGGGATTTCTGGCAAAGATTTAACTGGTTTAGCTAACTTTGCTACAGCTAATAAATTACAATCATCATCATATAATCCTATTGTACTTATAAATGGTGAAAGAAATGAGCCGGTTTTATCGGTAGAGCCACTAATTTCCCAATGCTCAAACCCAGCTTTTACCGATGGTGATATTGAACTTGTGTATCGGTAATCCATAACATCACCATTATCCAAAACATGTAGCTTTCTAACATATCGTGGGCCCGGTTTTGTGTTTACTTTTACTTTTTTACCATCGCTCATAACAAAATCTTCATAAACATCTTCATTTGCTATTATTGCTGTTGGATTTGTTGAAACATTAAATTCATCTTCATTTACAACTAATAAAAATTCGTGTTCAAAATTAGTTTGAGTAGATTTATAAGTTAAATTCCAATTTTTATTTAATAGAGCGTTTACATTTCGTGTTATGGTAATTAAACCCAAACTATAAAAAACATTACCAACATATAAAAGGCCGTCCAATCCATCTAAAAATGCCAAATTTTTAACATACATAAGTGATGGCGATGCATTTGCATCCCAACTATAAATTATAGTATCATAATCCGTACCATTATATGTAACTCGTATTTGGCCACTATCTAAATTCCATGTATTACTATCAACGGAAGTAGAGTATGGTGTTCCTGTTCTATAATTTGTAAAATTAAATTGGCCGCTTTCAAAATCCAAAAGACTTACGTTTATTACATCGGCCCCTTGAGTAGATATTAAATTACTATACCCATCATCTTTTAATTCCCAAACTTCATCGGAATCGGTAGTGATATTAAATTTTACTGAATTTGGTTTTATACCATCGCCATAATATTTTTGAGGTATTGATATAACTTTTACCACCGTATCAATGTATCTTTCCTTTTCTAGTATATTATCGGTATATACATTTGTTTTTCTTTCTATACGTTTTATTGGGTTATCGGTTTCGTTATTATAAAATTGAGCTCTTAATTGACCATACAAAGAATTTTTATTTATTGTAATACCATTTGCGGTAGTAGTTGCCGTATTTGTGTAATCGGATTTTTCTGCAACAAATAAACTTAATTCGGAATTAGAGCCGGATTGAAAATACCATTCTCTATATGAATTGAATGGTCGTATTGAAATATCTGATTTTGGTATTCTTTTTAACATATCATCTATAAATATCCCACAAACTAAAATCCCACCAGCATGGGTGGGATGTGTAGTGTTTTATTATTAGTTATTAGAAATCAAGTTTTACTTTTATAGCAACCTCTTTATCAAATGTTTTTTCTACCGGCGTACTGATTTTAGCTACAGCAAGTAATTCATTTGCATCATCGTATAAACCAACACCTGTTACATAAACATGCGGGTCCTTTTCAAATGCACCTATTACAAATTGTCCTGCTGAACCGGTTACAAATGTTGGGTTGTTAGAAAAGTTAAATTCTCTATTGTTTGCTCTTACAAAATAATGTGAGGTTGATACATTTTCAGTGCGGCGAACTTGGAAATCACCACCTGCACTTATACGACTAATTAATCTTAAAGATCCACTTGTATTACTATTATTATTAAAATATATTCCCGCTGCAGTTGTACTTGTAGAAGCAGCTAATCCAGTATCTATTGTTCTCAACGCCGCCGGATTAAGTATTAAAACTCCCAAATCAGGATAAAATAATCCCCAACCTTGCCCATTGGATGCTGTATATGATTGTATACTTGCGGTAAGTGCACTTCCAATATTAAGCGAACCACTTACTAAATTGTAAACACGGCCCGCAGTGGTAACATTTTCATCAGTTCCACCGCTATCATCAATAAGTGTAGTAGTTGCAAGATTGCCTGCGATATTTAAAGATAAATTACCAGGATCCAATCTTTCCTTATACCTTGCACGATTAATATTAATTGCGTAAAATGCTTCTAAATTGTGACCAGCTAATGTAGAACCGCTATAAACGCTGAAATATTCATCAGTTGGATTTAGTAGTACATTTCTGAATTGTGCGTATATTGCTTTAGTAGATAATAGAGAGTTATCATCGGTTGCTAAACTTGGTGCACCAAATCCACGACGGTCGCCATATGCTACTGAAAATTGAATTTCTGCATCTGAAGATGATGTATCTTTATTATAAACATCTATATAATATTTACCTGATGTCGAGCCGACTTGTGCTGATGATGTATAAAGTGTTGCCAATGAACCGGTATCACCACTCCAAATGCCTGAAGTAACTATTTGTGTTCTATTTGTTACTTTATCATTAGAACCAAATTTTTTATAAACACCATTTGTAATG